AAGTCCGACTGATACCCAATGAACTCCAACATCTCATCGACAACGCTCTTTTCGTACTCATCAGACCGCTCTTTGATGTCACTCAGAACGTCCGCAATGATCTGATCAAGCCTAGCCGGAGACACTGAGGCAACATCCGGCCCCAGACGCTCCTCAACGGCCTCCACAAGCCGCGCAACGTACTCATCAGCCACAGCCTCGCGCCCTAGCGAGTAGCGCATGATGAAGACCTGATGGCGCGTGATCGCGTCCTCGATTTTGTCATTCGTTGACATGGTTTAGCCTAGCGGGGCCAGCTCTCCGAGTTCTTCTTGTATGTCCTCAAGCTGTCGATCAGCATCGATGATTCCACCCGCCTTAAGCCGGTCGAAAATGTCCTGATTGCTGATGATCTGCCGGTCTAACAGAGTGACCATCGACATCAGAAGCTGGGGGTCTACAGACTTATCGTAAAATTCTCGATTGATCTCAAACTCAGCCAGATCACCAACGCCCATGAATTCACCGCACCATACAAGGCACTGTTCGATAGCTTGGCTCAAGTTGTGGACAATATCACCGAGCACCGAGTTTTCACTTGCAAATCGGATTCTTGCGCCCTCTGCCGTCTCATTCCCGCCCCTGTCGGTGACAATACGCGCACCAATCGCCACCATTGCGGACTCTTTTGCTTTCATGGCTTCCAAGACAAGGTTGTTAGGGTCAGCCTGTACCAGTGTGGCCCCTCCAGCCTCACCGAGCACATGCCCGGCCCTAGATCCTAGCTTGATCCCGTTTGGGTTGTACTCGAACCACTGCTCCATCGAGAGGCTATGAGTGATAAACAGGGTTGGTTGGCCAGTCAGAAAACATGATTCCTCGTAATCGGCAGAGTTCCGATAATGGGCAATGTTCACATCAGCAATATCTGAGAGGGGCGCATCGTCTACAGTGGCATCGTTGTTCTTTGACCCCACAAAAACGCCCGGTATGACATCCCAAGCAGAGCCATCAGCCCGTTTGGGATAGAATTCCTCAGTAAACGGTACGCCGTCCCGGTAGAGCTGTTGTGTATAACCGTCATCTCTGAGCCGGAGAACTCGATATTGTGTATCGGTGTCATGTGCGAACTCATCGCCGCCGTTTTTGTAGTCCTCAGCGATCACGCAAAGGGTCAACAGTTTGCGCCCTCTCACCGCCTCAGTTCGCCAGTTAATCACCTGTTCTGCCGTAAATGGGATGATCGAGGCTTTTAGGTCCAACATCGAGACTTCTTCTGCACTTAACCCGTCCTCTGATTGAGGGTAGTCAACCAGCAAGAAGGACCGGCCAGTCTCCAGAAGGTTAGACAGCTCATCTTTGGCCATTTGGACTAGACCCAAGCCGTCACCCGTTGCATCATCAAGAAGGTAGTCAAGAGCTGTAGGAATCTCCAGAACGGGCATTTTTCGGAAAGCGGCCCCGACCAACGCGTTTTTAGTGCGCCCGGTGAAGTTGGTGAATAGTGCACGCTTAAGATACTGCCGGTATCGCATCGACTGAGAACCTACGCTGTCATCATTGGATTCCGAATCGGGTACGGGCAAATAGTCCTGCCTCTTGTCTTTGACGGCTACAGAGCCTCTCACTGCGTCTCGGGTCTTCTTCCAAACAGGGAGGTAGGTTTCGTATTCTGGGTTTTTGTTTTCAACGGTCATCGGTCAATTCTCTTAAGTGGCAAAGGCAAAGCGTACATTTGCAACCGGCTTCATGACCGGCATCTCATGCGCTATGGGGTAGGTGGTTGCATCGTTTTGGTGATCAACGCCGGTTGATTTGTCCGGCTCTCCGTTCTTGTAGACTTGCTGCTCTAACGATTCGGCGGTGACTTTGCACGCCTCGGCGTTAATTTTAACCCTTCCCTGACCAAGCGCCCTATTCATGGCCGCCACCCTGTCCTTGATCGCTGGGTTCTTCTTCTTCGCCCTCACCGTGAACCCTGCTTGCTCAAGCAACGCCAGATCGCTTAGGGACGCATTGACCGTCTTCCTGGCCCCGCCTGAAGCATCTGGGTAGATATAGATCGGGTGGTGAGGATAGCGCCCCTGAATGATCCTGATCATCTCCGGCGTATCATACATGTTCACCAACTCATCAACCGCGTGCCATACCCTGCCGCCTTCCCTTTGCACATAGATGGTTGCGGCCTGTTTGGTCACGTTGAAATCGCACCCAATGAACAGCGGCTCATTCTCTTTGATGGTCTCAGTTGACCCGCAAGCGTGCCGATCATAGCTCATGTATACCGTCCCGCTGGTAAGGTTGACAAACTGGCCCTCTAAGTAGGCGGCGAGCAAGTGTTCAGGATAGATCGCTTTTAGGCTGTCGACGTATCCCTCGGGGATGTGCGGGTTGCTTTCTGTGGGCGCTTGAATGATCTCATAACCCGGCTTTGGGTCTTTCTTCCACGCCTGATAGACAAACCGAAAACCCTCCGGCGTTGTAGTGACCCCAACCGTGTTGGGCTTTCCGTCCGGCTTCTTCTGCCGGTTTCTAGCTAGGATCTGTCGCCAAGCGTGGGCCGCGTCTTCTGGCTTCATGGTGTCCAGCTCATCAACATCAGCATCTGCGTGCTCATATCCAATGATCCGGTGCGGTGCATCCATCGACCGGAAGAAGATCAAGCCCATGCCGTTGATGTCAATGTAGTTCAGAGGGGTCTTGTAGAGCCTGTAGGGTATCTCAAGCTCCGTCAATATTTCCTCGAAGCGTGGAAAGGCTATCATGCGAATCAGGTCGTATGTGGGTGCATAAAAGCCTCGGTTGGTCGTTGGGCTTCTCAGCTTGCCAATGATCGAGCGATGAATAGCGCCCTCAGTCTTACCCGCCCCGAATCCTGCCACCATCGCCGGATAACTGGCCTCCGAAGTGATGTAGTCGAACTGAGGCTTGGTTGGGCTAATCGTCGAAGACATGCGGGTTAACGATCTCGATGGAGATGGGCTTGTGCTCCTGGATCATGTCGAAGCTATCCCGCTGGCCTAAGAGCTGTTTTCCTAGCCATATCGCCATCGTTGCGTTCCCTGATTCCATGATCTGGAATTGCTTGCGCCTCACTGACAGCATCCCATCAGCTCGCCCGTGGTCGATGATCTCAGCGAACTCATCATCATCATTCATTCGGCGCTCGATGGTTTTCTTGTTGCAACCAAAAAACGCCGCAACTTCTGCCATCGTGCAATTCAGCGCCATCAGCTTCCTCAGTTGGTCGAGGTCGATCTCTGTTCTGGGTCTTCCTGCCATGTCGTCACCTCTTAGGCTTTTTCATCGGCTTGGGCTTCTTGTCGCTTGTCTTCTTGACCTTCTGGCCCTGCTTTTTTAGGTCTTTGTATGGCATGGGATTGCCTCCGGTTGCGCTTTAAATGAGGCCACAAGGCCCGTTTTCGTTTCTTGGGCCACACCTACCACTTGACCCGGTTTGACCAATAAGAACCCGAGAGTTTGCCTTTGGCTATTCCTTTGGCGTGTCTCGCCTTGAAGCTCGCACGCCTTGCCGCATCTGCTTTGCTTTCGCCTTTCCTGGCGGGGCTTCCACTGACTCCCTGTTGGCCGAATCGGATCAGTTTAACGGTGCTGCCATCCTTCGCCAGAACAACATGAGATTTATCTGGATGCTTTGGCGTTCGCTTTGGCTTGTTGAAGCCTTCCAAGTTGTACCGCTCCAGGCGGGGATCTTTCGCCATTTGGACCAATCCTTTTTAAGTTGCGACAATATACGATCAAGAACGCTCAGAGATTCGGCCGGAAGCGATTTTAATATCTAGCGATTCAATCCCATTGGTGAGCTTCTCAAACGCTGCTAGAGCCTTCCTAGAGCTTGTGACACCATCTCCACCAACTCTCAAGCCTTCGCCTAATGCAATGCAACCAGTGACATCTTTTGAAGTGTTGCCAGCGTGAATCAAGATGTAAGACCTTTCCGGTACGTTTTGAAGTTCCCAAACATCGGGGCCGAACTTTGGGGAATCGTGCCGTTCCATCGTATAGACGCCATCAGGAACGCAAGAGACGTTCACAGCGTTATCAAGCCAAGGCCGCTCAACTGTCCAACATTTGAACCCCTCAAACTCTAAACGCCCAAGCGTGCAATCATTGAAGAATGCCCATCGAGTCAATATAACCATATCGAATAAACCCCTTGGATCTGTGACCTTTAGAGTATAACGCTTTGAATAGGCAAAAAAAAGCCCCAGTTAAGGGGCTAGGAAGTTGGAAAGGGTCAACCTACACGAAGAAAGACCCCACAAGGATCGACAGGAAGAACAGAGCGCCTGCTATCATCATCCACTCGTCTTGCACTAAATGCTTGTGGCTTGTGCTGTGTCTTCTCATGCTGTCGACTCCCTTAAATAGTACAGATCGGATAATTCCATTGAGTCTGTACCTGTCGCGTATTTGTTAGACTGGCAAACCGTGAAAAGGCCATCAAATCCGCCTGTCCCTGATTTGTCTTGTTTGGGCCAATACTCGACGCGATAATTGTTGTTCATCCAAAAAACCTTGACCCCTGATTTGACTAGCTCTCGAAGCTCGTCCCTGCTTTCAATCGTTGAGATCATTATAGCACCCCTTCAAGTTTAAGTGAGTGGTCAACTAACTTGCAGTCTAAATCCCTGAACTCTTTATCCGTAAAGACCCCAGCGTTATACATCCTCTCAAGCCAGTCCTCGACCTCGCTGAGCTGTTCGATGGTTTTAGAGATCTTGATCTTGCTGATTGAATATTGATAGTAATTCATGCGTTGATCCTCACTCGAACCCGTCCAGCTATCCATTGGTCCGCCACATGATGCGGCAATGAACAATTGCGGTGCGGCGCTTGAATTTCATCATCACCTAGAATCAAGCTAGTCCAACCCGGATAAATTTGATTCTCGCGGTTGGCATCAATGCGCCTGTACAGCGTCCAGACTTTTCGATTGGTATCTTCGAGCCGAATCATGCCGCCAACTCCATCAATCGGGCCTCTAGAATGCGCTCAGCATCTCGCTCTATGTTGTAGGACTGACAAACAAAACCGCCGCCGAAGTGTCTAGCCTTGTAGACCCTGAAGCCTAGACGGTTGGCAATCTTGCGGGCTTCGTCGTAATCGTTGGCAAAGGCCAAGAAGTGGATGACATAGCGAGGATTTCCATTGCTGTCATTGTTGACGCGATAAAACTTGTGACCCAATTGCTCTTGGATGCGGTGAGTTAAATGTGCTGAGTTGTCCATGTGTTGCTCCGTTTTGTTATTTGATTTGCTCAGAATGCCTGATCCTGTTCCCCTTGTCAAGCATTATTTTGACAGATGTTAAAATAAGTTTATCGCTTGTATGCGCTGAGGCTTGCGAGGGATGCGCGTACAGCGTCCCCGTTTAGCCATTGGTTGAGATCCGCTTCTGTCTCTTGCCTCGCTTCGTCTTCTTCCTGAGCCTCGCACAATTCCAGCGAGACGCGATCAAGCAACTTGACCGCTGCTTCTAGTTCCCCAAAGTCCCCAGCATTTGCCGGAATGTATCCGCGTCGAACTTGATCGTGCAGTACGGTTGCGAAGTGCTCAAGGTTCGAGGCGATTTCTTCGAGGTTCGAGAATCTGTTAATCATTTGCTTGCTCCGTTTTTGATTGATGGGGCCAGCTTGACACAGCTTGACCCCTTCGTCAAGGTTTATTTTTACACAGACCCCGAACCGTTAAAGGTTCCCATTTCCGCCGCGTCGAAATATTCCAAAGGCTCGACCCCTCGCGCTT